CAATTGCATGTCAGAGAAAGAACATGCGAACAATTTTGATAATGATTACGTATTTTTTGAGATGCCACGGCACTTTAGAGACTTTAGAGACATTAGTCAAAAATTTGTTAAAGAAGAATATTTTACCAAACATTCTGAAATGGAGTTGGCCGCCAGATTCAGGTCACTGGACTCAATTTCCACTTTTAGAGGACAAACACACATCACCAATTATGAGAACAATCTTCAGTTCGGTGGTGTGTCTTATTCTTTGAGTAGAGTTGTTACCTATAAGGTACCAACCAAGAGCGGTGATTGTGGTTCACCCCTAATACTTCTCAACCCTAACAAGTCCACCCACAGAGTGGTTGGAATACATTCAGCTGGTGGAGGTGTTGATGGTATGGGTATTAGCATAGTCATTAGTCAAGAGGAAGTTGACAGAATGATGTCCATGTTTTCTGAGCAAACTTGTGTTGTAGATGAAATTCACCCTGGTCCGATTCCACAGCTTTTGGATGGTTTCCCAGTTGAGGGCTCGTGTGAATTCACACATAAGATAGGTTTGACTCATTCCAAAGTTCCCAGCCCTATTTCAGGCAAAGAAGGTTGTGTACCGAGGAAGAACCTAGCAAGGTTAAAACAGTTTGACGGTATATCACCACTTCGTAATGCTTTGGTTAAGTTTCAACGACCTGTTTTGCCTTACGTAGAATCTGAACCTTTGGTACTTTCGAAATTATCATTGAAACAGATGATTTGTGCCATGCCAAAAGCACCAGACATGTCATTACCTTCTATTGAACAGTGCGTCTATGGAGATTGTGAGGATGAATACGTGGAAGGTTTGAATTCTTCATCTGCCCCAGGTGTCATTCTTAAGCAGAAGTATGGGTCACTGAAAACTAGAGTTTTCATGGATCCCAGAGACAGCACCAACACAGATTTTAAACTATTAGAAGCCCTTGTCATCGAACAGGAAGGTAAACTTAAGAACGGGCATCGAATTACTGATTTTTTCACATTTAACTTAAAGAGTGAATTAGTTAGTGAAGTTAAGTACCAAACCGGTAAATCTAGAGGCTTCTTCGGTGCTGGAACAGTCCTTCTAGTGTTGTTCAATAAATACTTTGGTAGGTTTGTTTCAAGTTATACAAAAGCAAGGTTTTCTGTTGAGAGTGCTGTTGGTATAAACCCACTTAGTTTAGACTGGGAGGCTTTGATAATGCGCATGCGTAGGTTTGATAATTCAGTTTATCCACTGGTCACAGATGGTGACTTTTCTGCTTTTGATTGTAGTCATCAGAAACACATGTTGTGGGACATTTATGATATCATTGACTCATGGTATGATGATTGCGATGGCAGTAGCTCCATTAGGAAACTTTTGTGGCATGAGGTGGTTCATTCACGTGTCATCCTTGGTGAGTGTTTGTTTTCGCTTCCAGTTGGGATGACTTCAGGTATTTCATTAACAACTATCATTAACACTATGATTGTTAGTTTTTTACACAGATATGCATTTTATGATTTGTTTCCCAGTCTTCGTGATCAACCCTTCGAAAGGTATGTTTGTATGGTTAACTACGGAGATGACCACATGCTTTCTTGTGATAAATCTCTTCGGTCACAATTTAATCAGAGCACTATTGCTGCCTCTTTGAGAGAGCTAGGATACGTGTTAACTCCTTCTGTTAAAGATGCACCTTTAAGCAACGATCATTTCAC